TAATGCTATTTTATTTCAAAAAGGAAGACAATGATTTTTCTGAGATACTGGAAGATCCATCAATTAAACCACAAATAAGGATAAAAATAAAACTATATCAACATCTAATTCTGTCATTATATGAGGATACTGATACAAAACTACAAAGTTATATCATATTGAAATTTGGTGAATTACTTACTAAAATGACCGAAAAAGATTATACGCCTATTCCTAATGTGGACTATCGACCCAAAAAACCTGTAACAAAATGAAAAACAAACCATATTTATATCTTGACATGGATGGAGTATTATGTGACTTCTATGGCAAACTACGACAACTAAAAAACGGAACCACACGCGAAGACAAAGTTACTGGGTTAGCTAACAGTTCAGGAAAAGATGTATTTGATTTTTTTAGTAACCTTGAACCATTGCCCGGTGGGATAGAGATACTGAACTTTTGCAAAAACAACAATATCGAGTTCACTATTTGCAGTGCTCCATTACGTGGACCTTTTTATGATTACAGCATTTTAGGTAAAAAGCAATGGCTAGATCGTTATGCACCTGGTGCTAGTAATACTGCTGTTTTCACATCAGAAAAATATTTGTATGCTAAACGTCATGGAAAAACAAATGTATTAGTAGATGACCTAGATAAAAATATTGTTCCATGGAATAAAATAGGTGGAATAGCTATTAAACACAAAGACAGCAAAACAAAAGAAACTATTCAACAATTGCAAAAAATCTTTACGTTAAATAAATAACTATATATGACGGAGAAAAATATGAATAGCATTCAAGAGATTATTGCAAAATTAGAAGAAATCAATGAAGACAACCAACACATTGATTTGAATGATAGTTTTGACATAGAATTATCTGAAAGTTTTGTTATTGAGACAGGTGTGGTTGGTTTCACTACCGATGGTATCATTTTAGAAGCTGATCAAACCACACTTGAATTGCTTAACGTGCATGATATCATTGTTGAATCAAAAGCAATTGATGAAAAAATGATATTAGGTATGAGTTCAGATGCTAGTTCTGCAGGGTCTAAAGTCCAAGGTGAATCTTATGATTTAGATGAAGCAGAATACCAAGGTAGAAAAGTACAGCTTGGTAAACCAATGGCAGGAGATGTTAAAAAGTCGAAGGTTTACGTCCGTGGTCCAAAGGGAAATGTTGTCAAAGTAAATTTTGGTGACAAGAATATGCGTATAAAGAAAAGCAATCCAAAAAGACGCAAGAGTTTCCGTGCAAGACACAATTGTGCAAACCCAGGTCCACGTTGGAAGGCAAGATACTGGTCCTGCAGAATGTGGTGAGATATGAGATACATCATATATAAAATTGTCAATAAAGTAAACGGAAGGTACTATATAGGCAGGCATGCTACTAAAAATATCAATGATTCATACATGGGTAGCGGAAAAGCCATTTTAAATGCAATCAAAAAATATGGTATTGAATCTTTTACTAAAGAAATTTTAGCTGAAGCGTCTTCAAGAGAAGAGCTATGGGAGTTAGAAAAACAAATAGTAAATGACCAAATTGTTAATGATCCTTTGTCATATAATATGGCTTACGGTGGCAAGAGTTATTTAGATGGACTGAAAAAATATGATGTAAATAAATTTCGCAAACATCAATCAGATGCGGGAAAAATTGGAGGAGTGGCAGTATTTAAATCTAAAACGCCTGAACAATTAAAAGCATGGCATGCTGCAGGCGGAAGAGCTAGTGCTAAAAAACAAAAATCAACAGGATTTCATCCCTTTTATACAGGAGAAGCTGCAAAAGCTGGAGGCAAAGCTATAAAAGGAATGAGTGAACTATGGAAACCCGGAGCCATCGCTACAAATAAAAATCAAAAAGAATATAAAAAAGGCGACTGTAAAAGAGTAAGAATTGAATCAGATGAGTATCAAATACTATTGAATCAAGGTTGGTTGCCTATAGAAAAACATAAACAAAAAACTAAGGTAATCAATGAGGTATAAATGAAAGATAATGTAAAACTCAATACTACATATGAAGTAATCACACAAGAAGATCCTGAAACAGGTGACTTGTTATTACCTATTCCACAGCCATTATTAGATGCATTGGGTTGGAAAGAAGGTGATAACATAGATTTTGATTTAGATAACACAGGAACAATTTATTTGCGTAAGTTATGAGCTTTTTGATGAACGACAACTACACAACAATACTTTCAAACATAGGAGCAACTATTGATTGGACTGATTGGACTAATCAAACAATCGTTTCATCAAACACACTTACTACTGGATTAACTGCTGGATTGGCTGCTGATAAGATAACGTTAAATGGCAGAGATTTAGAAGAACGTCTACAAAAAATAGAAGAACGTTTGAATATTATTCATAGAAATTATGAGTTAGAAACTCGATGGAGTAATCTAAAACAGTTAGGCGACCAATATAAAAAGCTAGAACAAGAATTAGTTGCGACTGAAAAAGTCATTGCAATACTGGAAAAATAATTTGACAAAAATTATGGAATATATTAGAATACAATTCTGTCAGTCAAACACTGTTCAAACATGTCAATGATGCATCCTTGTTTTTCTACCATTGGTAAGAAAAAAACTAAGCAAAAATTTCGTAATGCTGACGAAGCAAAAAAAGCTAGGGAGCTAGCTGATTCTTGGGAAAAGAACCAGCAAAAGTGGAAGTCCATGTCTACTGTAACAAAACAGAAAAAGATCCAACCTGTGAAAAACGAAGAATTTAATGTACCTGTTGGTCGTGAAAATGTTAAAGTCAACAGGCTTAACAGTTGGATCACTGGGCCAGTGAGCACCAAGCAAACACCACAATACACTGGGTCTAATGTATTGGGTGTTACTATTGTTCACAAAAGTTGTTTGCAACCAGTGTTCAATCAACAACAGGCTATTGATGCCGCAACAATGAGAAGGTAAATGGGGAAACAAGATTTTATTAGAATTGAAGGACAAGTAACAGAGGTCCTACCTAATGCTACTTTTAGGGTAAAACTTCCTACTGGAAATAGCATTTTAGGGTATATCTCAGGTAAAATGCGACAAAATGAGATTCGCATTTTATTGGGAGACCAAATTGAAATGGAACTAAGTCCATATGACTTGTCTAAAGGTAGAATTGTAAGACGCAAGTGAATTCGTACAAACCGCATATTGTGATAAATATCATGATATGCGTGAAATTATTTCTATCCTAGAATCTAGGTCCAAACCACAGGATCTAGAAATTATTCCTCTTAACTTCACACCACGTGAAGTTAGTCCCGTTTTAAGCAGTGATACCATAAACTTACATTATGGTAAACTTGCCCACGGCTATGCAGAACGATACAACAACAAAGAAGGTGACATGGATTTCAACTATGCCGGTGTCTTCTTACATAACACGTTGTTTACTCAGTTTAGAGAAGTAAGAAATAACAATAAACCAAATGGTCCAATGTTAGGATTCATCAATAAACATTTCGGTAGCTATGACAACATGAAAGATGAATTTGAAAAAGTAGCCATGAGTCTACAAGGTTCTAACTGGGTATACCTTGCAGATAATGGTACTATCAAAACAATCAAGAATCATGAAGTAAGAAATGACATTTTGTTGTTGGTAGACTGGTGGGAGCATGCCTGGATTTTAGACTATGGTAGTGACAAGAAAAAATACCTCAATGAGCAATGGAAGATCATAAACTGGAATGTAATTAATACCAGGTGGGGACATAGTTTATGAGAGCAGTAGAATTTACACAACAAGCTTCTTTAGAGGATCCGGAACGTTTAATCAATCTTTTAGGTCAGGTTGAAGGTGAGCGTTGGGTACGTGAACAACTAACCAAAATAACACCACTAACTGTTAGATACAGTGCAACTATATATCGTCAAGCTAAAGAATATCAAAAAGAAATGCCAGATTCTACCATTAGAGAATTAATGTATGATTTAGATTCTGATAGTGTGGTTATATATGGTGCAGGTGGTTACAATCGTTATTCTGTAGGAGATAATGGATTGGTATATCCTATAGGTGAGAGTTTTTCTAATAAAGAAAAACTACAATTAGCCAAAAAATTGTTATCTGGCTCTAAAGCAATGAAAATAACTGAAATAACATTACCAAAAAATGTATGGGAATTAATTATTTCTAACGCCGACAAACATGAAGTGGGAACAGAATTAGTTGATCTAGTAAAAAATGCCTACAGTGTTACACCTCGTGGTAGTATGGTTAATAGTCTTAAAGATGTAATACCCAGTGACTGGCATGTTATTGATTGGGATCCTGATCCTGATGTAGATGCTACAATTTTCTATAGATATAATCGTCCAGGAGAACGTTGGGAAGGTAGAAAGATTCAAGGCATAGGACACGATGGAACTAGAACTAGTAAAAATAAAGCTATAGCAAAATTGAATGAACTATTATCAGAACCAGGATGTTGGATTGAGTCTAGCGATGCATTGCGACATGTGTTGAAGAAATTAAATTCTAGATCAATTACCAATGAACGTTTTTTACAAAAGCTTTTCAATGATCCTGATTTATATATGGTTGATCAAGATACTTATATTCGTGAATTAGGTGACGGTGCCACTATAAGAGAAACAGTATTTGGAAGGCCAAAGCTAAAATGAAAATAACTGAAATAGAAAAAATACCAGCAAAAGATTATACTGGTGTAGATACACTAGGTGATGCCAGAGTATATTACATGAACTCTACTGGATTTAAAAAGTTTTCAGACAGTGATTTTTATTATTTGGATGATGACCACAAAATTTTAATCGCTGTTCCCAATACCACTAAAAATCCAATACCCAATGGATTAATAATAGTAGGTGTATTAAATGTTTATACTGTCAGAATTAGAATCATATACGATATGCCAGTAGTAGAAGTTGGAACTATTGCAGTTGATAAAAAATATAGAGGGCAAGGAATTGCCAGTAAACTATATGATGTAGTATTAAAATCAGGACGTATATTATTTGCAGGTGATAGTCAAACACCAGGCGGTCGAGCCATGTGGAGTAATCTAAATAGACGCCCTGACGTAGAGGTAACTGGTTGGGTTAAATTTTATGCCAATGATGATAGACTTAACGTATATACTAATGACGAATTTATTAAATTTATTGAACAACAAGGCGGAGCATATTTCGGAGAAAGTGCTACTACTTACCACGGAAACATAATGTATTTTGAATTTGAGGTTGAACAATTGCCCACTAAAGCAGAATTAGAAATAAGAGGTAAACGTAGCCCAATTAAAGTGTATGGTACTAAGAGCAGTGATTATACTGGTCTAATGGCGAGGTATATAGGATGAAAATACGAGAACTTTACGAAAACGATGACGAACATCGTGCAGCACTACAGAAAACTGGGTTCTGGGGTAAACGTGGTGCAGGATGCCTATTCCAAGCCATAGATACTGGTAGAATCTGTATTGCTCATCGTAGTCAATACGTTGAACAACCAGGTACTTGGGGAACTTGGGGCGGCGCTATAGATGGCAGTGAAACACCTGAAAATGCCGCTGTCCGTGAGGTGCGTGAAGAAGCCGGATACTCAGGCAAAATGAAATTACTACCGATGTATATCTTTAAACATCCCAGTGGATTCACCTACTACAATTTTCTAGCACTAGTTGAAACTGAATTCAAACCCGTACTAGATTGGGAAACACAAGGCTATGATTGGGTAGAATATGGTCAATGGCCTAACCCAATGCATCCTGGATTGAAACTATTATTAGCAGATGGTGCTAGTAGTGAGTTAATGAAAAAATATAGTAAATAGATATATGAAAATAACTGAAATAATAACCGAATCCAAATTGGTAAAATACGATGATCAACTACCACGAGGTAAATTATTTTGGGATAAAAGCAGAGGTGAAGAAGCCAAAGTTTGGGAACAAGAAGATCCAATAGATGAAATGGCACTAGCCAAATATCAAACATTTGGTGACTTTAATAAGCCAGGATCATTTACCGGCGTTGATAAAAAACTTGTACCACATCCTAAGAATATACAGAAGGCAACTAAGTTCTTTGAACAAACACCATACGACTTTAGATTGTTCTTTGCTAATATCAGTGGACTAGGCAAATATCGTGAAACTGGGCCTGTCAGGCACAGAACGTTACAACAAATGTTCAATAAAGAACAAGCCGATGAAATTATTAATGGTAGTGAAGATACTATCACCGTAATCTATGTAAGCAATGTAGGTGATCGTAAAGTTATGATGACACCATGGATTATGGCACACCGTTTTGGACATGCTATCCAGGCTGGTTCAAGTCAGGATAGTACATGGAGTGCCTGGTCTGAAGTAGAAAGACACTTTTTCAGTCAAATAAATCAAATTTTAGTTAACGACTATGGTAAACAGGCAGGTGCTGCTACAAGAAGAATCAATACAGATGATGCATTTAGACAGGCACTAAGTACAGAATACAATGCTCTTTTCAACGCTATCGGTACACAACGCAGTAGCAGAGAACGACAAATTAATAGACCGTATGAATTCATGTACGAAATGTTTGCTCAATATTTGAAGACTGGAACCGTAACACTAAATCCACTACCAAATTCAATACCTTATGGTAAAATGGTATTTGGTCGTCCAAGTCAATACTTAAACTTAAAAACAGAAGTTAGAAATGACCCAGACACAAAATATATTACTGACACATTAGGTAACGATATGGCTATAATGTTTGGTGATGTATTATCTGCTGCTGTTGGCAACATTTATGTGATGTAAAAATATGAGAGCAACAGAATTCATAACAGAACTTGCCGTAAATCTACTTTACGACTATTCTAATAGAAAAGCATGGAGAGTACAACGTGAACCCGATAAACCAAGTTCTGATCTTTTCATTTATCGTGAAGGTAGTAAAGTTAGGATTGATGCTAAAGTAGGCGGAAGATATACCAAGCATGAAGATGCTGAACATGCCAGTGACGTTATTCCTTTGATGCGAGCCTGGAAAAAAACTGTAATCGATGAACTTCCCAAGTTCATTCGCCCAGATGATACTAGTATTAAAATAGAAGCCCAGGGTAAAAAAATCGGTATATATTCCAGAATAATGCCTGAAATCTTAAAAATATTGCAAGAAGTAAACCCGGGTTGGGTTTATAACGGTACGAGATACATAGAAGATACAGAAATGATGTTATTTACATTTACCAACTATAACTACAATAGGCCCAAAGAAAATTGGATTGATAAAAGATGAGAACAACAGAAATTATAACTGAAGAAGAAATCAGTCCTGAATTACAGCAACTGATTGATCAAGCTACTATTGCTGGCAACAAAATGGCAAGTTCACGCACCTTACGTTATCAATTGCATGTACCTAGAAAAATATCAGTTAGTGAGGATATGAAACCTAATGCAGAATTATGGACCAGTACTGCTGAATTTAGAGGAGATAACAGTTATACCAGCGCCTGGGCAGAATGGTGTTATTACAATATGCCATCATGGTTAGCGAAAGAAGGCAAACTATATGAAGTTCAACCAGGTGCACGTATATTGAATATCGGTAGTGATGAAGCAGCAATAAAAATAGCTAGGTTGTTTGGTCGCAACTACAGTAATACTAGTAGATATGAACGTTTAGGAAATTATCCCTGGAAAGAATTAGGTTTATATTTTGATGCTATACGTTATCCTGCAAGATTGAAAAGTTCATTTACAAGTCGTCAAAACAATATATTAATGAGTTTGTGGGATGTGGAATCTACTGCTTGGTATAACACCAACAAACTAAAGTTTCTACGCACAGTAAAAATCAACACTAGGAAATGGTAAAATGAGAGCAAATGAATTTTTAAAGCGAGGTGTGGCGGAAGGCTCCGAAAACAATAATGTAACAGCACAAAAAATATTCTTTGCTCGTAGTAATATAGCACCCAAAGGGTGGAGTTATGACCATGTTGGATTTATAACTCAAGATGGAAAACAAATTCAAATGAGCGGGCATAAAGGTAATGACGTATATGTCACCAACGATGTGACTGATGATCCAGAGTTTCCTAAACAAAATATCAAAATTGTATCATTATCAAAACCAGTATCAGTTCCCACAACCAACTCAATAGGAGCAGAAAATTGTGGGACATTTGTGGCAAATGTATTACAAGCCAATGGTGTAAAAGGCATCGATACACAAAAAATATATAGTGTGTTCAAAAAACCTCAAGAGCAAGGTGTAGCGGAAGATTCAGAACAAAAAAATACCAATGATCTAAATGAAAAATGGAGTCAAAAATACAAACGTAGTATTGATTGTTCTCACCCAAAAGGATTCAGTCAACGGGCACATTGCCAAGGTCGTAAAAAGAATGAAGATACATTGTCCGAGAAAAAACGTAGAAAAGCAAAAGCTAAAAGAGTATACGGTGGTTATGCTTTCTATCCAATTGCAGCAGTTGATTCCGGTGAGGGAGGAGACGGTGGAGGTTTAGAAGAAGGTTGGAAAGAAAAATTAGCAGCGGCAGGAGCAGCTGGTGCTATGGCTTTAGGTGGTTATAACTATGTCAAACAACCAACTCAAACAACTCAACAACCACAACCTACAGCACAAGCACAACAAAAAACAATTAAACCCATTACACAGAAACCCCTAGAAAAAATTCTATATACTCATGCAGTAAAAGCAGGCTTATCAGGTGATGAACTTGCACAATTCATGGCACAATGCGCTCATGAAACAAATGATTGGAATAGCTTAGTTGAATATGGTGGAAGTTTAGATTTCAGAAAATATGATCCTAAATTTGCACCTAAAAAGGCAAAGATATTAGGCAATACCAAAATAGGTGACGGTGCCAAATATAAAGGCAGAGGGTATATACAAATTACAGGTAGATACAACTATACAAAGGCAAGCAAAGCACTAGGTATTGATCTTGTCAATAAACCAGAACTAGCACAACATCCAGATACAGCAGCAGAAATAGCATTGTTGTTTTGGAAAAATCGTGTTCGTCCAAATGTTGATGATTTTCAAAATACAACACAGGTAACAAAAAAGATAAACTCAGGTTTACGTGGACTTGAAGATCGTCACGAAAATTACCAAGACTACTTACGTGGTTCAGGAAACAATAAAAAATGATTACAATTACAGAAAAAGCAAAAACGAAAATCTTTGATATTCTTGTAGAAGAAGAAAACAATGTAAATTTAAGAGTATTTGTTCAAGGCGGAGGATGCGCAGGATTCAGTTATGGGTTTTCAATGGATGAATCTAAAAACGAAGATGACTTTGAATTTAAGGTCGATAAATTTAGTGTCGTAGTAGATGCAATGAGTATGCAATACTTGTCAGGATCAGCTATTGATTATAAAGAAACATTGATGGGTTCTAATTTTACAATTGAAAACCCGAATGTTGAAAGCACTTGTGGTTGTGGTAGTAGTTTTAGCATAAATACTTATAACGATTACGAAGAGGATTAAGTATGGCAATAACTGGACAACAAATTATCAATATAGGACTACCTAATGAATCAGCAGGTAGTGATACCCTATATACCGCATTTAACAAAACTAAAACTAATTTCAACACACTTTTCACTAATGC